GTAATAACTGGGTATGTATTTCTATCAACTGCATTAACATATCGCTTACCTGACCCATCTGTTGTAAAAGATTAGATATTGAAGTATATGTTTCAATCTTAGCTTTATGGTCATCTTCCATTTTCGGAGGATACGGGACTTGTTGACCAGTGATTGCCGCCTGGACATTGGCTTCGGCTTCTTTTAACTGCTGGACTGATACGAACCCCATACTTTCTTCAGGTCGGATTGCACGGAACACGTCAGGGTCTTTAATCTTTAACCTCAACAACATCTGTTCAATAAGAGGAGACAAGTTCATTGTCTTACCTTCCTGCTGTAGTTTCTGGTTGATTGCAGGATCACGGATACCTTCAATCATCATCATCAACGCTGTGTTAAGGTCACGCAACTCTTTCTCTGGGTTCTCTGGAAGCATACTTATAACGTCTATCTCTACATCAACGTCGGCTTGGATTTCTTCTTTGGTAGGTTTGTCCGACCATTCAATATCTAACGACCCTACTATACGGACAGCGTCTTTGACTGTCATAAACTGTTTGTTAAGTTGGTTCAAATACAAAAGACATTCTTTAAGAAAGTCAGACATAATGTCTTGGCGATACGCAGGGCGGGCACCGCCTCCAGCAGCTCTTAATTTTACCGAAGCAGCACTTTCTTCACCCGACTGGAGAAAACCTCGTTTGAGGTCTGTAATCCCCGATTTGTCTTCAAGATTTTTCTGTATCCGCTGGTCAATTAAGTAAAGCTCGGAGGAGGCAGAACCGCCAGGACTTGCTACATACATACGTTCGGAAGGTTTACCGCTTTCGTAAATAATGATTGTCTGTTGACCGTTCTGGACTTTCTCAATGTCTTCTTCGTTCGTCCCTTCTTTGGAAAGACCTATCCATACTTTAGAGTTTTCTTGTGCGTTCCTAAGTTGTAAGTTTATAATTGCGTTCTTCTGGTCAATACAATTCCCAAACGCTTCAGGGTCACTAAGTCCGAACTTCTCATCGTTTAGTTCGTTGAATTGCAGAATCTTCGCAGGGAACCCTTCAGCTTTAATCGTCCATTCGCTTTCTCTTAATGGTTTCTCCTGCTCGTCTGTGAGAACTAATATATACCCGTCTATCCCTTTACGTTTCTCTTTCTTTGTAGGACGTAAGAAAATCTCATATATAGTGACGAACCTTGATTCTTTAGATTTTTTATAGTCTTCGGAAGTAGAGTCTATCAGAGGTCTTGATTCTACGAATACTTTATCTTTTCCTTCGACTGCGGTAGGATTGACACGGGATAACGGTTTGCCTGTGAACCCTGGGAACCCTTTAATTATTTCTTTAGATACATCTAACTTATCGTCTTCAATCAAATCTACTAACGGTATATCAAACGATCTGCCTACCCATTTTGCTTCGTCAATGTCACTTATCGTTACTGCGGGGTCTAATAAAAATCGTAACGGATTGATACGTCTTGCAAAGTTTTTGTCGTTCTTTACTTCGATACTCTGTTCCTCAGTCATCCCGAAGTCGCCTTTATACCCTTCCCACAAAACTCCGTGAGGAAATAACAAAGCGTCTAATAACACTTTCCTGACTTGTTTCTTGAACTTCATCTGTGCGTCGGAAATGTCGTAGTTAAGCAACGCTTCCTGAGTCTTTGCTGATTTGACAGAGTCTAACTGGATTTCTTCCATACTCCCAGATATGGGGTTTCTACGTTTGGCTATGAATGTCTTTTGTCTTGGTTTTAAGAAAGCACGGGGGTTTCTAAAGAAAATACTCGGCAGTTCGTTCTGGATGATAGGATACATCTCGTTCAACACTATATCCCAGTCAGCACCCATATCAGGTACATAGTTGCCTATGTACCTCTTAAGGTTCTCTATCATTATGGGTTTCAGTTCTTCCTTGTTGATGGTCTCAGCCATCTTGATTTCGTTCTTCAGTGCTGTGAGCCGTTCTTTTGATATAGCCATATTGTCCCCATAAAAAAACCCGACTAAGCGTTTAAACTTAATCGGGTCTATACTTAAACCTTTTATATTGCCCTTAATGGGCTATTTCTACAAGAGATAACGGTGTTATTGTAACTATCGTCTTTTCTAAGTTGATTGACTGGGTGTTACAACAACCCCTGCATTTAATCATCAATTTGAACGAACCTGTGAAATCATAACTGAAAAGAAACCTGCCACAGAAACAACAACGATATTCTACCATATATTATAACACATAGTTGACGATTTGTCAACCTTCATTTGAAACTAATTGTTGAAGGAATACGACAATGTTTGTTTTTATCACCAAACACGAACCTGTTACGCCTGTGTGTCTTGGCTTCAATAGCCTGTCTCCTCCACCAGTCAAACTCGTTTTCTTCCTCTTTCTCGATACTACCTGCGTTTCCTTTGGTTATATACTCCCCGTCAAATAACTGACTGTGGCAGTCCAGTATATCATCGTGTTCACTGAAGGGAAACTGTCTATACTCTAACAAGTACTCCTGGACAAAGTCGTAAGACTTGCCGTTGTGTCTATATGTCCTCTTTAAGCTCCGTGGCAAGAATACCTTGCCTGCATGGAACTGTCCAGTCAACCTCTGTTCGATCCTGTCCTGCTTACTGGCAGTAGTGGCTTTGGTCTCTTTGGGTTCTATATGTAATCTTTCTAAAAGGAACTTATCGTGGATATTCTCTAAATCACCGTGCCTGCCACCAGTGACTTCGTACTTCGCCCCTTTTAAGTTCTTACACTGTTTCGCCATCCCTACATACAAATCTACCCTCTCGTTGCTTAAAAGCCTGTCCCTTATCCCGTCTAACAGGTAAATGTTCATATCCGAGTCTACACCCCACCTTTCAATCACCGTGTAATCCGAAGTCTTCTTCTTCACCTGGCTCGCTGGGTCACATAACATATACTCGGCTAACCCTTTAGGCAAATCATCGTAAAACTTGACCCACTCGTCCTTAAATTTCCTCTGTGCTGGGTCAATAGGATTCAAATAGTACTGGCTCTGGATATCGTAAGGGTTCATACTCGGATCGTTACATATCTTCTCAAACCCTTCCCTGTTTATCCTTTCGTCAAACACGAACTTGCCATCCACCTCCACGGGGATGAACGACTGGTCAAACTCGGTGTTCTTCTGCATACAACTGTGCAAGTCGTTAAAATGGTAAATAGTCCCTATAACGTCCTCCCTGGGACACGTGGGGTTGTCAAATATCGGTCTTAACAACGAATAGTAGTCTTTACTCGCTTGTACCTGCACCTCATTACTCACTGAGTCTTTAGTCACTAAATCGTCTATCTTCATCCAGTCAAAATGCAGACCAGTTATGTTCGTCCCCACACCAGCACACATGAGGGTAGGCTCTTTAAGGCTTTTAGTCCGATTGGGAACTGTCAGGTTCTCCGTTGTCCCAAACTCTATCTTCCCCTCTTTATTGGGCGTGGGGCAAAACTCTCTAAAAAAGTACCTAAAATCATCGTTGACCATGAAATGATTCCTTATCGCAGCTAACGGTTTCTTCGCCACATCTAATGTCCAACTCACTATCAGTACCCGTATATTCGGGTTGTTCACTATCAACCATACCGTGTGTGCTTCAGTGATCAACGAGGTCTTGAAGAACCCTCTGCTCCATAACCATAACCTTCTTACCGAGTTACTGTCTACAAACCTCTGTCTCCCAAGCCTCTCTATCTCCTTCTTATGAAACTTCCCTGTGTCCCTGTACCCCAACAAATATATAAACGCCTCAAAGTCCCGCTTAAAAAATTCCGCCACAAACAGTCTCTTTGCCTCACTGCTTACCAGTTTATTATAATCTTCTACCTCATTAGGTGTAAACCTTTGCAAGATATCCATTTACAATTATTACCTAAAAAATTTTAAAAAATTCTGTGAGTGGGTGGGACTCCAAGTATATACCCATACGGGTGCCTCCCCGATTCCCATTTTCCAACCGAGTCAACCCTATATCAATTACCCTTTGATATATCCTCAATGTGCTGTTGAACCCTGTTGCCTGTATACTTGTTTAGTATATTCTGCTCCTCTTGTGTTATATGTGCTTGCATATCTACTGATTCCTTGCCTACCATATCCTTGATGACTATATCCTTTGCGATACCGAAGCTTTGTGGATCAGCCATACCAAGTTTGTAATTGGTTTTATTCCATGCCTTTGCAACGACTCTGTCCTTTAACTGTTCTAATACCAATGGCTTTCTACCGCTTCGACCTTTTTTTCCAGACATGTTTTACCCTTTCTTAAGTGTTTAGCCT